AGTTTCAAGCGGTGGTACGGGCGCTTCAACGCTCACAGCAAACAATGTCATTCTTGGAAACGGAACCAGTGCTGTTCAATTTGTGGCCCCCGGCACAAGCGGTAACGTACTTACATCTAACGGAACAACTTGGACATCCTCATCCTTGGCATCCGGCGGAACATTAATTCGCGCCCCGCAAGTCCTTACCAATACGGGTGGTGGAACTTACACAACTCCGGCTGGCTGTAATCATATTCTTATTGAAATGATTGGCGCTGGCGGGGCTGGCGGTGGAACCACAGGAAATTATGGTGGTCTTACATATGGTGGCGGTGGCGGCGGCTCTGTGTTTGCCACTAAATACGCAACTGTTGCAGCATCCACTGGCTATACTTACGCCATAGGTGCAGGGGGGATTGGTGGAACAGGCGCTGGTGGGGCAGGTGGCACAACCTCCATAACAATTAGTGGAACAACATATTCTATTTCAGGTGGCACTGGCGGTGGTTACGGAAGTGGCGGGGCTGGGACTGCCGGAACAACTGGTTCTGCGTCTAATATGGATTATACAATTTCCCCAGTAAACCCAGTAAATGCTTATATTGGTGGATCAGTAGACACTCCTTATAGTATTAATATTGGCGGGTGGTTAAATAGAAGCACAGGCCAAATTACAAGTGGGGCATATGGTTACGGATGGGGCGCTGGCGGCGGCGGTGCATACAACAACGCATATACAGGCGCTGGGGCATTGAGTGGCGGTAATGGTTACCAAGGTATGATCCGCATTTGGGAATACACCTAATGCAATATACGTGGGAGTTTCCTCAGTTTATTGTAAACCCATCCTTTGATGGCCTAACCAATGTGGTTACGGCTATTAATTGGGTTTGCACGGGAACGGATGGAACATTTACGTCATCTTCATCTGGTACGGCTAAATTAGGTACGCCAAATCCCGCAGAATTTGTTCCATATGCTGACATTACTCAGGCCATGGCGTATAATTGGGTATCGCAATGTATTAGCATGCCTGCCGTTGAGTCTCAGATTGCCGCGCAAATAAATCAGTTGTCGCAGCCCGTTACGCAATCGCAGGCCCCACCTTTCTGAGGTTGTTATGGACCCATTTACCCTAATCGCTGGCGCGACTGCAATTTATAACTCTATCAAGTCCGCCGTCGATGCTGGTCAGGATATGATGGCGACTGCCGAAAAGGTGAGCAACCTCTTTGGCAAGGTAGGACAGATCGTTACGATCGCGTCAACGCCTCGCAAGAAAAAACTATTTCAATCACAAGCCGAGTTTGAGGCCGAGGCGGTAAAGATATACGCCGTCAAAGCCAAAGCCCTTGATATGCAACTTCAGGTAAAAAACCTGTTTGTTGGCCAATATGGTCCTGCGGCATGGGAAGGTATCCAAAGGCAGGTGATTGAAATGCGTAAGGAAGCAGCTCGTCAGGCTGCAGCTGCTTTAAAAGAGCAGGAAGAGGCCAGAAAGGACCTAATTATGGTTAGTAGCATAGTTGGTTTTCTGGTATTGGGTATTGCTGCAATTGGTGTTTTTCTCATGCTAACGGTGAAATGACATGGACATTTTAAAGACTTTTGGACCATTGATTGGTTCAGTTGCACCTACCATCGCTACTGCCCTTGGCGGCCCAGTGGCGGGATTGGCTGTAAAAGCAGTATCAAATGCCCTTTTCGGCCATGAAAATGGTACCGAGGACGACATTATGTCGGCTCTTGCCAACCCAACGGGCGATCAGTTGGCACAGCTTAAAAAGATTGACGCTGACTTTAAAGTTCAAATGAAGTCTTTGGACATCGATTTAGAACGCATTTCTGAACAGGATCGCGATTCAGCCCGCAATATGCAGATTGCAACGCGCGACTGGATTCCCCGCGTGTTGGCGGTAGGTGTTACGGTCGGTTTTTTCGGCATCATTGCGTACATCCTTCACTTTGGCCTTCCGGCCACGGGTGGTGAGGCATTGCTTATGTTGATCGGTACGCTTGGCACAGCTTGGACGAGCGTCATGGGTTTTTATTTTGGCTCGTCCGCTGGCTCCAAACAAAAGACAGATGCCCTGACGGCCTCTTTGGGGAATAAGCAGTGAAAGAGAATTTTCCGCAATGCTTTGCCCTCGTCCTTAAAAACGAAGGCGGGTACGTCGATAACCCTGCCGACCCCGGCGGGGCCACCAACCTTGGCTGCACTAAGGCAACTTGGGAGGCTTGGGTTGGCCATCCTGTGACCAAAGACGACATTAAGGCTTTAACGCCCAATGACGTCATGCCCCTATACAAAGCCAAGTATTGGGATACGATAAAGGGCGACGATCTGCCAGAGGGCGTGGACTATGCCGTCTTCGACTATGCAATTAACTCGGGTCCGTCCCGTGCCGCAAAAGCCCTTCAGTCGGTACTCAGTGTTAATGTCGACGGGCAAATCGGGGACGCCACGTTACGCGCTCTTGAAGCGGCAAACCCTCGTGAGGTTGCTACAGCAGTCTGCGAAGCCCGATTAGCCTTCTTACAATCTCTTCCAACCTATGCTACATTCGGCAAGGGCTGGTCTAGGCGCGTTTCCGAGGTGGAAACCGTTTCCTTTAATATGGTTGGGTAACCTATATGTCACTGACTTACTCGTCATATGTCCAGCAAATTGCGACTTTGGCCGTTGTTCCGGTCACTGACCCCAATTACACGATCATTATTCCTAGCATGATTGACTATGCCGAGTTGCGGATGCAGCGCGATCTAGACTTTTTGTCTACACAGATTAGCACATCTGCCTACACATTTACGTCTGGAAACAACCAATTAACTTTACCAACGTCTCAATTTATTGTACCTCAAACCTTTGAAGTTATTGACGGATCAGGCAATTCGTCCCCCCTTTTGGCGGTAGGTAAAGAATTTATACAAAATGTTTACGGATCAGGTTCTACGACAGGCTTACCTCAGTATTTTGCTGTTTATGGGGGCGATACTGCTACTACAGGTAATACGAGCCAATATATGATTGTTGGGCCTACGCCCAACTCAAACTATACAGTACGCCTCACTGGAACCGTTCGATCGGCCTCGCTTTCGGCTACCAATACCACTACGTATATATCAACATATCTTCCCGATATGTTTATTTTTGCATCCATGATCTACATCTCGGCCTATCAACGTAACTTTGGCCGAGCCAATGATGATCCGGCTATGGCTCAAACTTACGAAAGCCAATATCAGGCTCTCAAGGCAAGCGCTCTTATTGAAGAAAACCGCAAGAAATTTGAAGCGGCTGCTTGGACGTCCTATTCGCCTGCTCCTGCCGCAACGCCGTCGAGGTAACCTATGCCTCATGCAACAATCAAATTAAAGCCCGGCGTTGAAACAACAACCACCTTTGCTCTTAACGAGGCGGCTTACTCCACATCGCAATTAGTTCGCTTTCTTCCTGAGCGAAACGGAATGGGCTTGGCACAAAAGCTTGGCGGATGGGTAAATTATTATACCTCGGCAATCGGTTCAAAAATTCGCGCACTCAAAGGATGGGCAGATTTAAATGCTGTAAACCATCTTGGAGTTGGTGCTGAATCATCTCTTAATATTTTGACAAGCAATAATTTACAAAACATTACGCCGCAAAATACAACTACAAATACGGCACCTGTTTTCTCAACAACATCTGGATCGGCAACTGTTACTGTAACAGACTCAAATCTCTCTGCCTCCGTATTGGATTATGTTAATTACGTAACCCCAGTCGCGGTTGGCGGATTGGTTTTATATGGTCCATATCTTTTGCAGACGGCGGCAGGGACAACGTATTCTATTTTAGCATCATCCGCTGCGACATCGACAGCCAATACATCGACCAACACGACCGCCGGATCGTTTGTTGTTGGCAACACCTATCAAATTGTAACGGTTGGAACCACTGATTACACCCTTATTGGCGCATCGGCCAATACGGTTGGTGTGATATTTAATGCGACAGGCGTAGGGTCCGGTACAGGAACCGCAAAGCTTGTCGGTGTCCCGTCGTTTCAAACAATTTCAGGTTCACAAACCGTTACGTGTTACCTTGATAACCATGGATATTTGGTCGGTAACACATTTTATGTTGGCGTTTCAACAACCGTTGGCGGCATTACGCTATCGGGGCTTTACACTATTTTAACAGTCCCTAGTGCAAGTTCATTTACTTTTGCTGCTGCCAACACTGCTACATCATCTGCTGGCCCGACCGCCATGAATAGCGGTAATGTCAATTCCAACTTTTATATTGCCGTTGGCCCACAACCAACAGGTTCAGGTTTTGGTGTTGGCGGTTTTGGTACGGGCGGTTTTGGTGTTGGTACAACACAAACACCTTCTAACGGAACACCAATTACGGCGACCGATTGGACACTTGATAACTACGGGTCTTATCTTCTTGCCTGCCCAGCTGGGGGCGCAATTTATTATTATGATCCAAGCGGGCAATTACAAAACGCTCAAATTATTGGTGGAAATGCGCCACTGGTTAATTCTGGTATGTTTGTGGCCATGCCGCAACGCCAAATTATTGCCTATGGATCATCGTTTACATTGCAAGCCGATCCTATGTTGGTTCGTTGGTGCGATGTAAATAACCTCCAAGTGTGGAACGCGACGGTTACCAACCAAGCAGGGTCATTTCGTATTCCTACTGGTTCAAAAATTGTCGCTGGTATCCAAGGGCCACAACAAGGTCTTTTGTGGACCGATCTTGATATGTGGGCAATGCAATATGTTGGCCCGCCACTGGTTTATGGGTTCAACAAAATTGGGTCTAATTGCGGCGCAGTGTCTCGTCACTGCGTAGGGCAATTGAACGGTGCCGTTTATTGGATGAGCCAAAAACAATTCTTTATGTCCATGGGATCGGGGCCACAATCTATTCCGTGCCCTGTTTGGGATGTAATTTTCCAAAATATTAACATGTCGTATCTTTACAAAGTATGCTGCGGCGTCAATTCTCAATTTAATGAGATTACATGGTACTATCCATCCGCCTCGTCCACCGAGAACGATAGTTATGTCAAATACAACGTCAGCCTCGGCCAATGGGACTACGGTACTCTTGGCCGCACTGCTTGGATTGATCAGTCTGTTCTTGGGCCTCCCATTGGTGCTGGCTCTGATAATTGGCTTTATCAGCACGAAGTAGGCAATGATGCAGTCTACAATGGCCAGACAACTGGCATGCAGTCTTCCTTCCAGACAGGTTACTTTGAGCTGAACGAGGCCGATAACCTTGTCTTTGTGGATCAAATATGGCCTGACATGAAATGGGGAACATACAGTGGCAACCAAAATGCTACCGTATATTTGACCATTTATTATACCAATTACGCCACTGACACAGCCACCTCGCCATCAACTAGTTACTATTCTGGCTCTCCTTCCGGCGCGGTTAGTTCGGTTACTTTTCCGATGACGCAATCGACCGAGTACGTCTCTTGTCGTATTAGGGCTCGATATATGTCGTTTGCTTTATCATCAACCGATACGAATACTTTCTGGCGCCTTGGCGCGATTAAATACCGTTATCAATTGGATGGGAGGTTCTAATGGCGTCACTTGACGATATTCTCACTACCCAAAAAAACGGCGTCGTGGGCATAAATTCTTATGTGAATTTGTTAACAAATCACGCGGGGTCGTATTCAACTAAAGAACTATCCGCGGGGTCGGTGGTTAAATCATCTTCAGGCTGGCTTGCAACGGTCAGTGTTATTGTGGCCGGATCAACTCAAGGGTATCTTTACGATGCCACATCCGCGGCCTCTGGTGCTCGTATCTATGCCGTGCCTAACACGCTCGGTGTCTATCAGGTGCAAATACCATTCGCCACTGGTCTTTATTTCTCACCCGGAAGTGGGTCAATCATTTCTGTAGGATATTCGTGATGCCATTAACGCCGGGTAAGTCACAAAAAACGATCAGTCACAACATCTCCGAAATGATCCACGCGGGCCATCCGCACGATCAGGCCGTGGCAACGGCGCTGTCGACCGCGCGCAAAACAAAAGCCGAGGGCGGCAATTTTACCATAACCAAAACTGGTCCCGGCGCTTTTATGGGTAATCCGTTAAAAGAAAAAATTGAACCCGTTAACGACACAACGGTCAAGCATCAGCACATGCTGCATGAAGGCCCGATCCGTTCGCCTGTCGCCGGCCGCACTGACCATCTTCCCATGACGGTGGCTTCTGGTTCATTTGTAATTCCCGCCGATATCATATCCAAAAAAGGTGAAGGAAATACCGAGGCAGGATTTAAAGTAGCCCAAGAACTCTTTAATCCTAAAAGTGGGGGATATAAAATATCTCGCCACATGTTTGCCTCGTCGCCGTATTTTCAAGAAAGTAAACAACCTTACCAATCCGGTAATATGCCTTATTCCGCTGGTGCAACTCCTTATGGAGCCCATTTAGCGACAGGGGGCAGTACCCCCGAAGATTCCCTTCCCGTCGAAATTATAGCGGCGGGCGGCGAATATGTTATACCGCCACGGGTTGTCCGTGAAATTGGCGGTGGTGACATCGACTATGGCCACGACATCCTTGATCACTTTGTGGTCGAATCTCGTAAAGATTTAATTAAAACACTTCAAAAATTACCGGGGCCAAAGAGGGACTAATGACAGATATTAGATTAGGCACACCTGACGACGAAGCCGCCATGCTAGATTTGGCTCTCCGCGCTTGGGAAGAAAATGGGATTAAAGATGTAAATCCCGAGAAAATGCTGGGCATGATCCGACCCGCTTTGTACCTCTGGGAAGGGCTTGTTGGGATCATAGGGGAACCCGGCAAAAAGATTGAAGGGGCGGTCCTTTTAAGAGTCAGCAAAATGTGGTATTCGGATAGCTTAATGCTTGAAGAAAAGGCCATTTTTGTCGACCCTGAGTTTAGAAGCGCGAAAGGCGGCCGCGCTCGAAGGCTTTGTGAGTTCTCTAAAAAGGTAGCCGATGAATTGGGCTTGCCGCTCATTATTGGTGTTCTTTCGAACAACAGGACCGCGGCTAAGGTAAAACTGTACGAGCGTTCGTTTGGTCCGCCAGCGGGGGCTTTTTTCTTATACAACGTCCATACTGGACATGAAGAGCATATGACGGAGCAATAAGATGGGTGGCAAGACTGGAACGACGACGTCTAGCGTATCTATCCCGCCCGAGGTACTGGCGCGGTATAACTCCGTTAACGCTCAGGCTCAGACTGCGGCAGGTACGCCGTTCCAGCAATATAGCACCGACCCTAATGCCTTTGTAGCTCCTATAAACGAGCAGCAGCAGACAGGTATTAATAATATCAATCAACAAGCCACCGCTGCCCAGCCCGGTTATCAAACCGCTATGCAGGGCACTCAGGCCGCGTCTCAAGGATATAATGGTCAGAACTATCAACAGGGCGTTCAGGCTTATATGAACCCTTATTTGCAAAATGCCATGGGATCGACCGCGGCAATGTTGCAAAACCAAAACCAGCAACAACAAAACCAATTAATGGGTAACGCCATCCAGCAAGGTGCCTTCGGCGGCGATCGGGGCAACATTGCTCAGGCCGCGCTTATGGGTCAGCAAAATCTTGCCATGGGGCAAACGCTCGGCCAGATGGCAAATCAAGGTTACCAGCAGTCTGCTCAAAACTATATGCAAGGCCTGCAGCAACAGGGTGCGCTAGCCAATCAGTATGGCAATCTCGCCGGCGCGGCCCAAACGGCTGGCTTACAGGGCGCTCAGGCGCAGCTTGGCGCAGGTACTCTCGGCCAACAGACCGAGCAGGCTGGCAAAACGGCACTGTACAACCAATTTCAACAGCAGCAGGCCTATCCGTTCCAAGTGGCTCAATTCCTTGCCAATATCGCGGAAGGCACCGGCGCTTTGTCTGGATCGACCACGACGCAGACATCGCCCACGTCATTTTTCTCCGATCGTCGCCTCAAACACGATATCCATCGCATCGGCGAGACGGACGAAGGCTTGCCAATCTACAAGTTCAAGTACAAAGGCGACGACAAGACAAACATCGGCTTTATGGCCGACGAGGTCGAAAAGGTTCATCCAGAAGCTGTCGGCGAATCACATGGCTTCAAGACTGTCGATTACGATCGTGCGGCGCGTTACGCGGGCGGCTTGGTCGGCAATTCCGAGGGCGGAATGGTCACGCCTATGCATGAAAAGGAAGGTTTCTTTGACGGCGGGGACGTGGCATCTAACCCCAATGACATCGCGGCCTTATTGGCATCACAAAAACAGTCTTACGCCCCTTTCCAACAGGGCGGCCTATACGGAGCCACAAGTGGCGGAACTCCGGGCGGTAAGGGCTTTGTCCCTGCAGCCAGTCTTCCTGTAGGCCACCTTGCCGTTGCAAGTCCATCCCGCACACAAGCTCCCGAAACGCTTATGGGCGACGTCCATGAAGCTTCGACCTTGGGCAAGGATGCTCAAGACCTTTGGGCACAAGGGCAAAAGTTTAAAAAGTTTGCTTCGGATTATGTTAATTCATCCACTGCGCCACAACAGGGCGCATATCGCGGTGGCCTCGTGCATGCTTATGCCGATGGTGGAGATGTAGAACCTTATTCTGAAAACGACCCAATGTCGGACGTTGTCAAAGAAGGTGAGAAAAAGCCAACTGAATTGAAGCTTATGCAGTCTCAGCAGTTGCCTTCGGGCAGCTCTGGTTCGAACGGCATGAACGATCTCAATAATGCCGTTTCATTTGGCAAAGACCTTGCTTGGATTGGTAGTTTATTCTCCAAGGGCGGCCGTGCAGGGTTTGCGGATGGCGGAGACGCAGAGGGATTTGATCCATTTGCTGCCGAACCGGGTGGTATTGTTGGGCTTTCAGGGGCGCAGGCTAAACAAATTCCGGGTTTTGATCTTTCCGCAGCAGAAGACCATGCGCGCAATGCTGGTATTAATCCTGTTGAATATACTCGCTTAATCAAAGGCGAAAGCGGCGGCAAACCCGTTCTTGGCGATGAAGGTTCGTCAGGTGGCGTTCTGCAGCTACACGTTGGCGGCCTGTCTAAGCAATATCCTAATCCCGGCCTTGGCGATGCCTACGTTGCTGAACGCAATCCAGAGCTGGCAAAGAGCGGTACTCCTCAGGATAAAATTAGCTACATTAACGACCCTGCCAATCAAAACGATATTTCTCAATGGGGCGCTAATTATATTGCGAAGCACGGCGCAAACGCTTGGACAGTGGCACGCAATCAAGGACTTCTTGGTGCAACAAGTCCTGCCGATCGCCCTGTTCCGGGCGCCATGAATGCTCAGGCCGCTACAGGACAGCAAGGCTTTTCCGTGCCCGGCGAAGAGCAGCCTAAGTCCCTTGGCGATACGCTCACAAGCGAGAAATTCCTTGTGCCACTCCTGTCAGGCCTCGGCGCTATGGCTGGCTCCAATAGCCGTTATCTTGGTGCCGCGCTCTTGCAGGGCGTTGGTGCAGGCGCTAAGAGCTACGAAGATGTACAGAACCAAATGCTCGAACGTCAGGCCCTCCAGCCTGTTGTGCAGCAACGTCAAATTGATACCCTCAACAAACTTGCAGGCGGCCTACAGGCATATAATGCCCAGACTGGACAAAACGTATCGCTGCAAGATTATGCCAATATGGTTGGTTATAAGGGCTATCTTCCTTCTGGTGGCCAAGCGGCTCAATCAACCAATACTGGCACATCTATGCCTCAGGCATTGAGCTTGCTTCAAATGCAGTCTGCTATAGTTAACCGTAATGGAGTGCAAATTCCTGCCATGAGTGACCCGCTTTCTTTGCAGGCTGCAATTCAAAAAAACGGTACATCCGTAGATGCGAACGTAAAAAATATCGTCGACAACATGAGAGTTCGTTTAAACGAGATTGAAACTCATGGATATACGACAGATGTGAACGGCAACCGCATCAACCTCCCGGGCGCTATTGCAGCTGGTCAGCAATCTGTATATGCTGGCAACAAAGTGGCTCAAGCCAACAAATTTGTTGATCAAGGGAACGACTTTGCTGCAACTGTTGGTCCTACGCGGCAAGCCCTTCAAGATTTGCAAGATGCTTACAGCAAATATCGCGCTGGTACTTTCGGAACAGCTCGTTCCGCCCTTGATCGCATTGCTCAAGAACTTGATCCAGACGGGAAGATTCCTGCGTTGCATGGCTTAAGCGAAGACAGCAGCTCGGAACAGTACGATATTGCAATGAAGTCAGCGGCACAGCTCGTAGCACGTCAATTGCAAGGCATGAGCACTGCAGCGCCCAAGAGCGAAATTGGGTTGTTGAATAGCTTTGCTGCCAATCCAGATATGTCTCCGGGCGCGATCCGAAGCATCATCGTCCGCGGTAAGGCACTTGTGGATTACAATCAGGCTCTTCATTCTAACTTCCGTCCTGAAAATGAAGATTTTGACGTTCAAAATTACCAAAATAAATTCAATAGCCAGCACAATTACGCTAACGAATTTATTGGAAAGAACGAAAAAGAAACACCTTGGATGAAAGATCAGGCTCCGGCGGCAGTTCAAAATGAAAATGACATTGCTAGACTTCCTTCCGGCGCTCCGTTCATTGTTCCTTACGGTCCTTCAAAGGGCCAAATTAGATACGCACCATAAGCGAGAGGTAAGCCATGGTTGATGATCCTTTCGCAAAATATTCGGCAGCTCCTCCGCAATCCGCTCCGCCATCGGCCGCTGGCGGCGAAGACCCTTTTGCTAAATATGCAAGGGCTCCGGAAGGAGAGCAAGAACCACCAGAGCCAAAAGAAGTTGGTATGGGTTCTGCGGCTTTGCGTGGCGCTAAACAAGCCTTTACTCTTGGTTATAGTCCACAAGTAACCGCTGCCATTAAAACGGGCCATATGGTAGGCAGCGATGATCCAGAATACGCAAAAGCTGTTGCTGAAGAAAAAGCAGCCAACGAAGCGGCGTGGAATCAGCACCCATTTGCCTATGGCGCAGGAATGGTTGGGGCTGCAATACCGGCTGCTGTAGCGCAACTTTTTGCGGCTCCGGAAGAGGCGGCTGTGGCCGGGACAATTGGAGCTGGTGAGTTAATAGCAAACGCCAGCAATGTCGCCAGACTGGCAGGGACAGGTGTACGCGCCGTTGCGGGTGCAGGAGAAGGCATTGCTCCTACATTGGCTCGGGGCGCTGCAGGGGCTCTTGAAAGTCCCCTTACAGAAGGTGCGATTTATGGATCATCCACCGGCGATACTGCAGAAGAGAAATTAAAAGGCGCAGCAGAAGGCGCTATCGGTGCAAAAATCCTTCCGCCAATTATAAAGGGAGCTGCGGGAGTAGCTGGCGATGTAGCCAGCAGCGTTATTGGCAAACCTTTTATGCGTGCAATTAGCGGTGACCCAACTACTGCTGAAGTGGTTGGAAATGCGGCTAAAAATATTGAGAATTTGACGGGAACATCATTAGAAACGCCTGCCGCATCTGCATCTACAAGTCCGGTCATGGCATTGGCGACGAAAGCCGATCCGTTTTCTCAAGCTGCCAATAGTGCCGCTCGCCACTCGGCAAGTGTTGACAGTGTACTGTCTAACATCACTGGTGATAATCCACCGAACCCAGAAATGGCCGGCCGTGCAATCCAAAATTCATTTTATAATGATTTTATTACTGGATCGGGTCCAAAAAGTTTCCGTTCTCAAATGGATGCTATATATGCTCCCGTTCAATCAATGGAAGCATCGCCTAAGCAGTTCAATCCTACCAATCTTATGGATGCAATTGGTAACCTTCGCACTGGGGACGATTATAAAATTAACCCAAAAGGAATTGATAGCGCCATTGCTACCATTAAGGATGGCTTGGAATCTGCTCCCGATGGGATGACGCTTGGCTATATGCGTAAATTGCGTCAGTTCGTTAGCGATAAAATGGATTTTAATACTTTGAACGGTATTGATTCCGATCAAAAAACAATGGCGGCACTTCGCAACGCATTGACGCAAGATATGCAGGCAACGGCTCAAAAATTGGCTGGAAGCGACACATCAAAAGCTTTTGCCTTTCAAAGGGCAGAGGCTAAAGCGTCGCAATTGTATGGCCTTAAAGATCAACTTATTGATAGCCTTGGCAATATAACACCCGGGACCGCTGGGTCTCAAACGCCATCCAATGCGTTCTTTAATATGGTCGGAATGGCCGGGCAACGTCGTGCAGGTGATGTAGCTCAATTGAGCAATATTAAAGAAGCCATATCACCAGAGGCTTGGAATCAATTTCAGCGGGCATACATTAATCAAATGTCTCCTTCTGGAAAATTTTCTTACGGCAATTTTGGTAAACAGTACTCAATGATGAGCGATCCGGCTAAAGACCTTATATTTGGTCAAGCCGGAGACAAGGGCGTTCGAGACGTTATGGAAAATATATCAACTATTGGACGCCATGTTGGGCCAAAACTTGATAAATTAACCAGTCAGGCCGGAGGGATTTCTGGTCTTCAAACGCTCGAAGGTGTGGCTACATTTGGAGCCCCCGCGCGGGCATTGACAGCAATGGGGACGGCGGGCATTTTGGGCCGCGCTGGTGCTCGCAATATTACAGCATCTCTTCCGCCAGCAAGCACTTTGTCCAACTTATCTAGGGCCGTTCAAAGCAACCCTAAAGCTCAAGAAATCATTAATAGTCTTCAAACAAAACTTGCCGATCCCGTTCTTTCCGGAACTCGGACAGGACGTCAAGTTATTTTAAATGCGCTTCAAAAATCATCTGCAGCTTTAAGCGCTCAAACAGGTATTTCACTTAGCCCTGTCGCGCTTCATGCCATAATTGTGGCGGGCGGTTATGCTGCCCGTCATGCGCTTGGTCACGCAGCGGGTGGAAGAATTGGCCGCAAAACGGGCGGCGCTGTCAAAAAAGACGCTAAGGCCGAGGCTCATCGCTTGATTGCGTTGTCTGAAAAGATTAGAAAGAAACAGGCTCAACAGACCGAGCCTTTGTTGAATTTGGACGACACTACCGTCGCCAAAGCATTGGAAATAGCCAATAGGGGTAAATGATGGAAAATATTGAACTTGAACTTAAACTAACCGTTGCACACGTTAACGCTATTTTGAAGCATCTTGGCGCAGGCGCATATGCCGAAGTGGCAGAAGTTATTAACTTGCTACATGGCCAAGCAAAGCCCCAAATTGAAGCCGCTGCCGCGCCAGCGCCTGCTGCAGAAGCTCCTACAGAATAAACTTTCTGTAAGACAATTCGCGAATGATGTAGCCTTGCTGTTTAGTCGAATAGCGGGCTACATCAAACGCATCAAAATTATCCGATAAGTACATTACCATCATGGCAAAAATCATGATGTCGCCATAGTACGCAATGACGTCCTCGTTTGGATCAAAATCCGCCAGACGCTCCGCCACGCGGTGTTCAAAACGGTGGATGTTGTCATCCCCGGCAAGATTATCAAACATGGGTAAGTCGCAAACGTAGACGATTGATGAACCAAGGCTAGCCAGCTCTTCTGGGTCAAACCGAAAGTTCGGGTTGGGCACGAACACCCTGTTGTATTTTTTCATCTACAAATTCCTGCTCTACCAACCAAAATTGCCAAAGCGGCAATTCATTCTTTAATTCGCCAAGCATATACTCGGCCTCTTCTCTTTCCATATTATTATCTATTAACATAGACCCGCGGGATAAGAAACCGCGCTGTTCACCCATTATCTGGTACATTTTTTTCCTTCAACATTTTGTAGTAATGCATGAGCATGTCGAGAGCATTGTCCCGCTGGCGCTCGGCCTCCGCAAGCTTTTTTCTAAGCTCTATGATGTGGTCGATCGTCCTATCATCCGCATGGCGGTCGGTTGGGGCGTAAGGCCCCAACCAGTTAACTCCGTGTGTTTTCATTGCCCCATAGCCTCTTGCAGGTCATTTGAGATGGTAGGCATGTTAACGGGCGATCCTTGACCACCAAGCTGTGCATAACCCACGATATCGTCCCAATGATCGCGGAAATTAGCATCACCTGTCAACAAGCGTGACAACTTAACCGCTATCATCTCTAAAGCTTCCTTTTGCCCATCCGTTAAGCTTTCCCAGTTTTTACCGCTGCGGAGAACATCTTTAATGGACTGGCTGAGGCTGGCGTTATCCCGATATACCCCATGAGTTTTTTCGCGTTTAGTGAGCAGCATCGATGTATCCTCTTTTAATGGTTCTATTAATCTTAATTGGCCAATCATTTTGGCCCCCATATCAAAGCCCATGAGGCTTTGATTCTTGTATAGAAGGTTTGCTTCTTCTGTTGTGATTTGTACTTCCGATCGGATATCACCTTGTGCCAATCCAAATCTTTTTGACCTGTCGACTGGCGAACAAAAAGCTCGTTTAATATATCGTAACGCTCTTCCCATTCCCGTATCACTTTGCGAAGGCGCTTCTCCTCCGTTACCGTGCCCCTCAGAGGCTGCTCCTCGATGATGTCCCACCTTTTATCCTCCAAAGTTCGATCGCTGTGCTTGCCTTTCAACATGGCTAGCTCGACATTTAGATCGGCAACTTGGCGCACAAGGCGCTCGTAATCTAATAAATTAGGCATCTTTAACTCCACTTCTTTGGGGCGATAAGGCGGAAAGTCTGACCAGCCTGACCATTTTGACCATCTGAATGATAATAATCTTCAGTCTCTATCGCGCCCGCTTCTTTTAACATCCATATCTGAGCGCGCACCGTATATCGCTTGCTATGTACCTCTTCAGCCATTTCCTCATAAGAACCAGAAAACTGGTCATAACCGTACATAAGGTACAGTTTAATCCACAATAACTTGGTTGATGAATTGAGGCCATTATAAAAAATGGCCTCGTAGTAAGGTGAAGGCAGCATTACGCCGCCTCCTTCTTTTTGCACACAACCTTGAGAACTTCGAAAGGCTTGCCTTCCTTGGTGCATGCCGAGAACAGCTTGAACTGCTCTTCGGTGATGCCGTAGGTGGCAAACAATTTGTCAAAGTCCATAACGGAACGCTGGGAAAGGGTGACTTTGACGTCAACTTCGTCACCGGACACGAGGTCGGTGCCGAGGGCTACGATCTCAGCCTTGAGAGCTTTTTTGGCATCTGCAGCAGCCTTTTCGGCTTGGTCGAGATCGTAGTACTGGTCGGCGAGAGAGCGGTTCAACATCTGTATTCTCCATCTAAAATCTAATCAGCACCGCGCTGATGAACATAGGTATAGAGTATAGTTTTTTACCCGTCAATACCCCTGCACAAAATAATTCTTAGGACGTACCCTATCAATCCCATTGCCCAAAAAAATGCAACAAGTTCAGCTATTTGTCTCGGTTCCATAATCTTTTAACCTCTCTTTCTATATGCGGCCGGACAAGCTCCGGCTGCTCATCTAACAATTTTTTTCTTTGCTCCTTGTTCTTGCCAGCCATAACTTTCTTGGCTTCCAAATAAATATAAAACGAAATCACTGACTGCATGGCTTTGGATTGGTCTTCGAGGCGTTCCGCGCCCTCCATAACCGCATCGATCGCCGTACTAGGCCTGACCTTGTTCGGCCAAATACTGTAAGAAAGCAGACCAAGCTGCCTCACACCCGAGCGCGATGCAGACAAAAGCGCCTTTTTCCTTCGCGACATTCAAGAACTCCTTTTGCCCATCTTGCCATGATGACTTGGTATGATCTCGACGTTTTATTTCACAAACAAATGACGGTGACGCAGGAATAATAACATCCGACGCCCCCTTGGTCATGCCCTCGGCCCGTTCAAATGCCGCCTTCGTCCAGCTGCGCTTGCCCTCATTCCTTGGATGGAATGCGATAAGCCCCCACGAATCAGGATAATCCTTACGCAGCCTATTAAAGAACGTAACCTGCTCCATTGATTCGGACGGGCACTCGCCGCGATAGCTCATGTCGCCAAATACTGGGATGTCATGCGGGAATTTCATCTGCCCTCCGGTTGTATGCAAATACCTTATAGAACTTTGTGCTTACGTCTTTAGCATAAGTAATGGTGTCTGGCTTTTTCCCGCCAAGCGCCAAAAACGCGGCCCGGTCTGTGTAACCCTGAGACCACGTAGGCGCCTTAAACACCCAAAACGCAAATGATCGGTAAGGCGTGGTGACATTAATCCGCCAGCACTCGCGCCCAGATTGGCTAAGGGTGCTATTGACCTCCCAACCCGTCACAACGTCCGTTTGCCGCCGCGTAGGGTCTGCCTTCATCTCTTTAAACGCAGCAACAAGCTTCTCGTTCGGGTCGACAATCTCGCCCTTACACTCGCTACAATATCTTGATGCTATGTCGTTATCGGCCTCGCAGTGGGGGCATTGTTTCGTGGTCCACCTATAGCTACACTGCAAAAGCTGTCCCGCAACCAATACTCGACTACCGCACCGTCTTCCGTAATGTGCCGGGACGTCCCCATGTTCTGACGGAATTGGTTTACCGTCGAGATCGCAAAAATACCCACTAGCGTTAATTTTGAAACCTGAGGGGTTCGGCCTTGCAGTAAACTCATTTTCAGCCTCGCATGTTGGACAAGTGCATTTAATGTAAGTGACGTCGGCGCCTTTTTTGACGGCCGTAATTTCAGGATTGAATACGTCGCCATCCGGGCAGTGCCGCTCAATGTTTTCGGCATAGTCCAAGATCAGACAATCATCCTTGCCGTCACTAATACGCAAACCGCGGCCGATGATCTGCTGCAATAGACCTACGGATTCCGTCGCCCGTAGCATTGCAATCAAATCCACATGTGGTGCGTCGAAACCGGTCGTCAGCACCGACACGTTCACGATGTACTTGATCTCGCGCGCTTTGAACCGAGCTATAATGTCTGCGCGCTCTTCTCTTGGTGTGTCACCGGTAACGATCGCAGAAAGCTCCCGTGGGAGGCTGGCAAAGCACTCGTGGGCATGTTGCACGGTCGCCGCAAAGATCATCACTCCCTGCCTGTTTCTGGCCTGTGCAACCACGTCTGCAATAATGTCGGACGTTGTCCTGCCCAGCCCTACATATGCCCGATCGACATCAGCCGCGTCAAACTGCCCTCGGCTGTTCAACTTCATATCCAGCGTATGATAACTCTCGGCATGAATTTTACCAATGACCGGCTTGGTTAAAAAACCCTTATCAATAAGTTCCCGAGCAGTAATGCGATCGACACAAACGGCAAAATAAGGATCACTTGTTTCCCGTTCGGGAACGGGATTACCGTTCGGCCATTGGGCAAAAATATACCCTGTGCCCATCCTATAGGGCGTGGCCGTCATACCAACAACGCGGATATTGGGGTTTTGTTCCCGCATAGCCCATACAATCTTGCGGATCGTCGGTGTGATGCCGTGACACTCGTCAATAATGATCATAGCAAACTGATTGCCAAAACGCTTGATCCGGTTGTGGACCGTCACAGGCGTAGCAAAGACCACCGGATGCTGCAGCGACTTCGCCCCGGCGCTCGCCGAGAAGATCGAGAACTTGTTGCCAGTGAGCGCGTATTTCTCGCTGTTCTGGATCACAAGTTCTGCGCTGGGCGCAAGGCAAAGTATTCTTTTGCCGTTAGATATGCGGTGAATAGTCTCCGCCAACGCCGCAATAATGTGGCTCTTGCCTGCCCCAGTGGCAGCCTCGATCATGACAGGCTCAGTGGTTTTCTTGATCCACTGGATCAGCGCATCATGCGCCTTCTGCTGATAATCTCTTAACATCTATTGCCCTACAAAAATTGTTTCTGTTGGGCAATCTTCGAAAAGATACCAACAACAGTTGTCTTTACCCGCCGTATTACCAAACCACTTTACCCGCCCTACCGACACGATCTTTTTGCAACGCGTAAGGTAAGGGATCGCTTGCCTCGTATGCATCCAGTCGGCGTCAAATAGAAGCCACGTCGGTGCCAGAAAAAAAGACCGCTCGATGATCTGATGAAGCACTTCCCGTCCCCAAGGCGGATTCGTAATGATGACGTCAGCGCGATTGAGGTCTTCTTTTTTAAGAAATGTCGCATCAAGTTGTTTCACAATCTTATGTCTAGGGTCAACGTCATAAGCCGCCACGCATTTGTGGCCATGCTTTTGTAAAATCTTAATCAACGCACCATCGCCGGCACACGGCTCGGCATAGTACGTAACCTTATCTAAATGCTTTAGAAGCGGTAGAACCGCATCCTCTGGCGTCGAATAAAGATCAAGCTTGTGGCGCTTGAATTGCGATCTCTTGCCCATCCCAATACTTCTCTGGTTTCTCGCGCTCGATCAAGTACTCATCATAAAACCGCTTTAACGCCATAAGCGCCGTGTCGGTATATGGCTTATCAAAGTGTACCGTTTCCAGCTCGTCTCCGTTTGGGGCCCATTGGTAGAAATGGCACCACTCGCGGCCCGTTACATACATCTGTATCTGCATCTGACTATAATAATGAACTTGCATCTTTGCTGTTTTAAAAACAGGCTTTTCGGCACCCCGCAATCCAAAAGGACACTTCACCTCAATTAAACCTGTCGCACCAATTAGACCGTCCGGGCTCGCGCCTAACCAATCGTCCATGGTGTAAAAACCGCACTTTTCAACCATAGTGCCGGTTTTCATTTCATATTGAGAAATCGCACCATCTTCGTTCAATGTACCCCAATTTGTGGCTACATTTCCCGTGAACTCTGACGGCGCACCGTGCCAATCACGCACCATGCGGCGCATGACGTCAGCCCGCTTGGTAAATGGAGACACACCGAGAATGGCCCCCACAGATGAACCTGTGACGCGACCCTTGCGGGCCTTAAACCATTCTTCGGTGCGCTGTTCCATTAAGATGGGTCCTGATTTGTATTTAAAAAAATTGAATAATTCCGTCTTTCCATCCCATTTGTATAATGAATAGATATAGGGCCGAAATCCCGCCATCCCACGCGCCGCGACGAACCAAATTTATCGGGATTAGTCCAATGGAGAAATTCCCCATTGTTAAAAAATCTTAACTTTTTCCATCCCTGCCATATAAATGTTATTGATGGAAATGCTTTATATTCATCCATTATAATTTCACCTTTCCTATTAAAATAACAGGGACGGCTCGTAAGCCGCCCCCAACCCTTCCAGCCCTAGAAGGGTACTTCGTCGTCTTCCGTTACCGCTACAGCCTTGGGAGCAGCTGCGGCGGCCCCACCCCGCGGAGAGACTGACGAAATCCAATTCATGCCCGTGCCATCGTCACGTTTCATGAGATTGATCTTGATCTGCATTGGCTTGTTCATTACCGATGCCTGAAGCAATTCCGACGTCGGTTCCTTACCCGATGCCTTCAGTTTGCCACCAGAATTGTTGTCGATCGCGAACAACATCTTCTTGGCCTTGTCCTGTTTGATGACAGGGTTTTTGGCCTGCGGGTCCTGATCAAACACCCAAAGCTTTTGAAACACCTTGCGGTTCTTATAATCAACCGGCGTCAAAATGCTCCAACGCAGCGAGATCAACTTCAACCCCGCTTGATTGGAAATAACGCCGGCCTCGTCGATCACGGCCACGCATTCAGTTTTATCAGGGATCGGCTCAAAATCATTGCCGCCCCCAACTTCAAACTTACCGCCTGTTTTTGCGACATCATCACCGTCGCTCAGTTCCCAAAAATTACTCATTGTGCCTTACCTTTCAAAGATGGAATATAATTCGCTAGTGGGTTTTCATTCAGTTTGACCGGGATCGGCTCAGTAATGCCGTAACGGTTTTTGCTGACGTTTGCCGCCGTAGCGTAGGTGATCAGAATGCGTGTCCCGTCAGAGATCGCTTTCTTCTTGTCACCATCACCTGTCGTAAAGGTCTCAAGCTTTAGGAACCCTACCACGTCCACGTCATCGACGTAGGCTGGCATCGACTTCTCATGCAGGCGCAATGTATAGCGCATGTATGCATCGTCATCCGGTGGCTCAATCTTGGTTGTGTCCGCGTGAGCAATGAACACCGTGTTCATGCCGCGCTTCTCGGCCAGAATACCCGCCGCCTTACGCAAACGCTGGTGCATGCCTGCCACCGCGTCACGGCCTGCGCCGTAACCGCCGAGAGCCTGCTGTAGGCCCCGCGGCTTCTTAGGGTCGGTATCTACCACCCACTGGCCAAACATACGCTCAAGCGCCGTAACCGAATCAACGATCAGCGTCTGATAGTCGTGCTGTTCGTTAATTAACCCCTTGCACTGCTCCCAAAGGTCTTCGGGACCAGATAGGACCGGAAACGAATCGGGACGGATGTTCGACGGAATAGCCTGCAGGCCATCCTCCGCACGGATCACGATTGGCTTCGGGAAGGTGGTGGCAAGCGTGGTCTTACCCATACCGCTGTCACCGCAGATCGTTACTAGGACCGGACGATCACCCGGCTTACTTACGCTATCTAAAATGCCCATTGGCACACTCCTCTGCTTCAACGGGGTTGACACTACAGGTATGATTGTGGGAATGTCAACATCGAAATGGTGAAAAGGAATAATGAAATGGACGATTACCCATTAGAAAGGATTAGGCGCATGCTGTCCGATCGCAATTTAGCGAAGGTGGCAGCCCAGACTGGTCTACACGAAAACACGATACGCGCGATTGCGTCAGGGAAAAACACCAACCCGACCCTCGCGACATTGGATAAGTTAATAGAGTATTTACGTCAGAAAGATTAATTCAAATGATGCACCGCGCTTTTTGGGAGGCAGGTCATCGCGTTTTTGGGCTTCACCCAGTACGTCGTGACGGCAGCTGCGGATGTGGCCACAAAGATTGCAAGGCCGCGGGCAAGCACCCTCTTACTGCTAATTGGACATACACACCCGAATGGTCCGACGACCAGCTCGATGTCATGGAAGAGATGGGCAACTTCGCCACCGGTTATGGCGTTCTCGTTTACAAACTGCTTGTGATCGACGTTGATTCGCGCAATGGCGGCGTCGAATCATATGAGCGGCTTGTAGAAGATATTCCGCAGATCGCGGCAGCTGGCCTTATTGTCGAGACGGGATCAGGCGGCGGTTCAAAGCATTTATATTTCAAGTGCGACGAGGGCCTCGCCCTGCTGACCCACCTTCCGCAGTACCCCGGCATCGACTTCAAATCCTCGGGCTTCGTGGTCGGCGCCGGCTCGCTACATGCCAGCGGCAACAGGTACAGCATCCTGTACGGGTCTGCGGCCGACATAGACGCTGCCCCGCCGGCATTGTTGCAGGCATTGCAAAAGCCCGAGCGCCACCGCGCGGACCTCGGCGGCACTACGATCGACGTGTCGCATGACGAGCTGGCCGAGATGCTTACTTATATCAATCCAGACATTGATCACGAGACGTGGGTGCGCTGCGGGATGGCGATCCATCATTCGACCGGCGGCACCGGATATAACGTCTGGGACTTTTGGTCATCCAAGGGATCAAAATATCCCGGACGCGATGCCCTCATGAAACGCTGGCACTCGTTTGGTAAGTCAGCCAACCCCGTTACGCTCGGCACACTGGTCTACTACGCCCAGCAGGCCGGATGGGAGCAGCCTGTTACGTTTAAGCCTAACGAGGCGCTTGAAGAGTTCATTGTTAATCTTACTGACGAGATCGATATCACAGGCATTGACCTCAAGCGCCCGCCGGGCTTTGTGGGCGACCTTGCCCGTTGGATCGAAGATCAAGTGCGCTACGAACGTGAAACCATCTCGATGGGCACCGCGATCGTAACCGTGGGAAATCTCATTGGCCTAAAATACCGCGACCCACTGGCGCAAACCACGTCCAATCTGATCGGCTTCTGCGTGGCAGCATCGGCCACGGGTAAGGACAGCATCCTCGAGGCATCAATTCAAATCCTGACCCTCGTGGGCCTGCAGCGCGCAGCCTATGGCGCGATCAAATCTGAGCAGGAAATCGTTCGTAACCTCGTCGAGCACCAGCCTACGTTTTACCTGCTCGACGAAGTGGGCTTCTTGTTGGCCAAGATCAACAACGCCAAAACCAAAGGCACCGCGGCCTATCTCGAAGGCATCCTCGGTATCGTCATGTCGATTTATTCTAAGGCCAACGGCATGCTATTAGTGTCGGGCGACGTGCGTAAAGAAATCCGTAAGCAGCTGCTGGCCGAGATTACACAAATTGATCGGCAATTAGAAGAAGGTGCAAACCCTGCCTTGTCTGCGCGCCGCGATTCGGTCGAACTTGCTCTTGATCAAATCCAAACTGGCATCAAAAACCCGTTTCTTTCAATCTTGGGCTTTACCACAAACGTCAATTTCGACAGCGCCGTGAACTTCGAGAACGCCACCAATGGCTTCATCGGCCGATCAATGTTGTTCATCGAGCAAAACTCCACGCCGAAAGAAAAGGAAGACTTTGAAAAGCGGCCGATGGACGAGGCGATGAAGAACACCATCATCCAATTGGCCACAGGCGGGTCATTTGATCTCGTGCAAGGCCGCATTGAAAACTACGGCGAGCGCATCTCAATACCAACCACTGACGACGCCAAGGCGATGCTCAAGAAGGCAAACAAGTGCTTCCAAAACCTTGCCGAAGACCACGCCGAAAAAACAGGCCTTGAAGCCCTTTACCTGCGCGCCAAAGAGCTTGTTGGCAAGATATCGTTCATCCTTGCCACGCCTTCGGGCTTACGCACGGTCGAGCATGTTCGTTGGGCCTATGCCCTCGTTAAAGCCGACGTCGACACCAAGGCAAACATTGTTATCGGAAACGATCGCGCAAAGGATAGCCCAGAGCGTGCATTGTTTTCGAAGATAGAAAACCTTCTTAAAAACGAAGAAGGCGAAACACTCGGTGTGTTGGTTAACCGACTGCGGCCGAGCAAGAAAGACGAGATTGAACGCGCATTAGAAAAGCTCGTCGAGAAAGGCGCTATCGTCGTTGTGGAAACCGTTCACCCACGGCGCAAAGATAAAATCAAACGCTACAGAAAGGCATAACATGACGATCGACCTCAACGAACACATGAAAAAGAAACAGCAAGAAAAGCACATCAAAGCTTATGACACGATTGGCAAAGCCGTCGATGGTATGACGATCGGCACTATCCTGCATATCCTCGCTTCATTCACTTCTGCCGTCTTGTCCAACATGGACCCGGCGCAGCGCATGCAGGCGGCCATGACGTTTTATGGAATGATCGCAAGCGATCCGCGCCAGCCTGATGAGCCGCTCCAATGACGGATGACGAACTTTTTCAAGAGATCATTAAGCAAGAAGCTTTAGACAGGCACAATGCTCACCGCGGACATGCTTCGTCTCGGCCTCTATCCGAGAATTACGAATACATCGGACTGTGCGGCGAGGTCGAGTTTGCCAAGCTAACTGGCCAAATGGTTGATCTCACACGGCGCCTGCGGGGCGATAAAGGTATTGATTTTATCGTTCCAATGATGTTCACTATCGACGTCAAAACTGCGCGTAGGGCGTTCAATCTAATACACGAGGAAGGCAAACCATTTGCCGACATCTACATCCTCGCGCAATATGACGATGAGTTAGATTTTGTAAGTTTAATAGGTTGGGAATGGGGCCATATTCTTAAAAAAGCTCCTGTCCAAGATTTCGGTTACGGTATCAACAATCACTACATCGCGGCCGAAGAATTAAGACCAATGGAAACATTGATTAAACGTGTGGGGAATTTAAATGCCAAATTACATGATTGAAGCAGAAGCAGATCGCACCGTTTGTCCAATGGGCATCGGTGGCAACGCGGTGCACATAAGCGGTGTGCCAGTAGGAAAGTGCTGCATCGGTCACCGCTGCGCTGGATGGCGTTGGGCTACCGAAAAAGATGATTGGAATGAAAAAACCGAAACGTGGGATTTAGAATATAGCCAGACGCAGGGTTATTGCGGTTTTGTAGGAGAGTAAAATGAGCGTTATATCAATGTCAGCAGAAGACGAGCATCATTTGTTTGGCACCGTAGAGCCAACGAAAGGCACATGGTACCCAATAGAAACATCGCCAGAAATGACCGATATTCTTGTTTATTCAAGTGATAGAAGACAAGCAGTTGCATATTGCGATTTAACTGATATGGATGGTTTTTATGATGAACCAATTAGGGTTTGGAATGTTGGCGGCTTGTTTTTATCTGGCGATACAGAGTTTCAACCAACCCACTGGATGCCATTACCGGAGCCGCCAAAATGACTGATGAAATCAGAGCCTTATCAAAAGATGAACAGAAGATAATGAACACAGCCATGCGAAAGTCTGCAAAGATTGTTCATAAGGCATCTGCGTCTGATTGGCAACCAATAGAAACAGCGCCAAAAGATGGAACACGCATCCTTGCTTATGGTGTTTGTGGTTATGAAGACGTAACAGGAATTGCAACGGTTAAATGGCATCGTGGATCATGGGTATGCGATCCCAATGAAGCGACTGAATATGATTATGAAGAGTGCAAGATAACCTATTGGATGCCATTACCGGAGCCGCCAAAATGAGGATGCGCGTTATCGGCGGGTTTAACACTGTTAACTTCTATTGCCTCGTGTGGTCGCGGTATTATGAGGTGAAAATGCCACCTGATAATATGTTCTATGATTTACCAGATGGCGTATCAATATTTGAAAAATGGGTAATCGTTAAAAAAAGGGGAAGGCCATGAGACAATGGATCGTGCGCCACGAACGTGATGGCGATAATGTAATGGCGCTGTGGGAGAATGACGACGGCGACAGGTGGTATGTGCAGGTCGTGATTAACGGGGAGGTGCAGTGGTGATGGAAGAATGGCTTAGAACAACAGGCTATGGTGATTATTTGCCAATTTTGTTTTACATTGTATTTGGCATTGGTCCGCTAATCGCGTTTGCAATAGGTTTATACAAACAAACAAAAGATTTAGAAGAATATCACAAATTGAAATTAGACGTTATGAAAATGGAAGCAAACAAAAAGATATGCG